GTCTCCAGCAGCAGGGTTATCATTCAAATTTATTAGTGGGCTAGCTACATCAGCTGCGCACACTATTGCAGCTACTAGTACGCTTCTGTACGGCGGTATTAACGAGCTTGAGGTTGACACTTCAGACGACGGCCCGTCCGCAAGTGGAAGCACAACATTAACACTCGTTTCATCTTTGGAAACTGTAGGTGACTTCGTACAAATGCAGTGCGATGGTACTAATTGGTTTATCAATGGACAAACTAAACTAGACGGCGCTGTTACGTTCTCGTAAATTAAACTAGGAGAACATTATGCACAGTGATTCTAAATCTACTACCGTTACGGCTAGCGGAGCCGTATTCGGGGGCCCTTCTAGGGTAGTCGGTATTTACTACGTGGCATCTGGCACTGCGGGGTCTGTCATCATAAAAGATGGCGGCACTGGCGGCACGGCGCTACTAACAGTAGCTACGCCAGCCTCGGCTACGTCTACTCAGTATATTAACCTTAGTGACTCACCTATTAGGTGTGAAACTAGCTCATACGCTACGCTCAGTAACGTTACGAGTTGCACCGTTGTTTACAACTAGGAGTTCTGATGGGGTATAAAAACGTAATGAAGACTATCCTCGACCCAATTGGGTCGTTGGTTGGTGAATCTATATTCGACGATATGGGTTCTAGTTCAGATGCACCCGAGCAGTCCGCCGAAGATAAAGAACGTGATCGCAGAAATGGTGTCCGTCAGGGTATCAGGGACGCTGCGTTCGATAAGGAGAACAACTTGACGTGGGACTCTGGGTACAAACGCGGAGGTCGGGTTAAAAAGAAGACTCGGGGTAGCGGTATAGCTACGCAGGGGACTCGTAAAGCCAAGATAAGGTAACTGCTATGGACGACGAAGACAAAAAACGTTATTTCGCTGGCACAGCGGCAAACACTCGTGGGGACAAGGTTAAGTACGAGAAGCCGCCACCTAAGAAAAGTAACAATAAACGTAAGATCGAAGAAGAGACTAGAGCTAGGGCTAAAAAAGCTGAAGAAAAGGCTAAAGCGGGTCGCAAAGCTAGGAGCGAGTCGGCGAGTTTCCCGTTTAAAAAGGGAGGTCCGGTTATGAAGTCTAAGAAGCCGCCCGGTTCTGGTTGCTGCGCTCGTACTAAACCCACCAAGAAATACTAATGGCTACTAGCGGAAGTAGAGACTTTAAGCTAGACGTTTCTGATGTTATTGAGGAGGCGTACGAGTTAATAGGCATGGAACTTCGTACGGGGTACGATGCTCATAGAGCTCGGCGCAGTCTTAATATTATGTTTCAGGACTGGGCTAATCGTGGAATTAATCTCTGGACTATAAACCAAGTGTCACTTACGTTAACGGCTGATACAGCGTCGTATACGCTAAACGAATATGACATAGATGTTTTAGAGGCCGTTGTAAGGCGCTCAGGGCTTGACTACGCTGTTAATCGTATAAGTAGGGAAGATTATCTACATATCCCGAATAAAGCGACTACAGGACGTCCTAGCCAGCTGTACTTTGAACGCGCTTCTACTCCTAAGATTAATCTGTGGCCTACTCCGGACAACAGCACTGACACTCTTATTTCTTACAGAGTACAGCGGGTACAAGACGCTGATACTTTAACGGATGATGTTGATGTACCTAGCCGGTTTATCCCAGCTATGGTGTCTGGGCTAGCGTTTTACTTAGCCGTTAAGCTAGCTCCGGAACGAGCTATTCCTATGAAAGAGCTGTACGAAAGTGATTTCCGCCGCGCTGCCGATGAGGACAGTGACTGGGGGTCTCTTAATATAGCTCCTAGTCGGGCTTACGGGAGGTAGCTGTGGCTTTCGCATCTGGAAAACACGCATTAGCCCTCTGTGACCGTTGCGGGTTTAGTTATCCCTACACGGATGTTAGGGAAGAGTGGGGCGGGGTTAGAACTTGCCCCGACTGCTTTGACTATAAGCACCCTCAATTAGAATCGGCTAGAGTACGAGCTGATCCTGAAGCTCTTCAACATGCGCGCCCGGATAGAGTTGAACCTCTTGTTATAGCTGTAGGGAGGATTACTCCCACAGTACCATTTGAAGATACCCCCATGCACGCAGTTGGGCATGTCGGGTCAGTAACTGTGAGCACCCCATAATGGCTGGATTTACATACACTACTCTCAAGCAAGCGATACAGGACTACACGGAGAATACTGAGTCTACTTTCGTAGGGCAGTTGAATACGTTTATACTTACCGCCGAAGAGCGCCTTTTAAAGGACTCTAGGTTATCGGTGTTTAGGAAGAACACCTCCGCTAGTATGACATCTGGGAATAAATATTTTCCAAAGCCGTCGGATTGGCTTGGATCGTATTCCATGTCTATATTGGTTTCCGGAGCTCATAAGTTCTTACTCCATAAAGATGTTAATTTCCTCCAAGACTATTGGCCTACGGCTAGTACTACTGGGGTTCCAAAATACTACGCAGATTTCGCAGTGGACTCGTTTATAATAGCGCCTACACCGAACTCAGCGTACTCAACAGAATTACACTACTTCTATAGACCGGCGTCTATTACGTCTGTGGCTAGTGGAACTACGTGGTTAGGCACTAACGCCAGTCAGGCGTTATTATACGCCGCGCTTATAGAGGCTTATACTTTTATGAAAGGTGAGCCTGAATTATTATCTCAGTATGAGGAGAGATATGTAGCGGCTTTAGGCGCGCTTCGTAGGTTTGGAGCTATGGATGAATCATCCGATGCTTACAGGGTAGGGAGCTAACTGATGCTAGCGGCGTACAATAATTTGTTTAAAATGATAAGAGGAATTTACTAATGGCTATTACACAAGCACTCTGCACGTCGTTCAAGCTAGAACTACTGAACGGAGCGCATGACTTTGACCTTTCTTCCGGTGATACTTTTAAAGTGGCCCTGTATACAAGCTCGGCTACATTAAGTGCGGCCACTACCGCGTATTCAACTACTAATGAGGCTTCGGGTACTGGTTACACAGCTGGAGGAAACTCCTTAACTAACATAGATCCGGCGTCTTCTGGTACTACAGCATTTGTAGATTTCGCAAATTCTACTTGGTCTTCGGCTACAATTACAGCTCGGGGCGCTCTAATATATAACAGCACGCCGAATACAACTTCGGGGGCGGCTCCGGCTAATGCGGCAGTAGCGGTTCTTGATTTTGGGGGCGATAAAACATCTACTAACGGCGACTTTACTATTCAGTTCCCTACAGCTGATGCTTCTAACGCGATTATTAGAATAGCGTAGTACGATGGCTACTGGTTGGGGTAGAAGTACTTGGGGTGACGATAAGTGGGGGTTAACGACAACTCTAGTTACCCCAACTGGGATAGTCGCTACTGCTTCATTAGGTGACGAGTCGCTGGTTACCGCCAACATAATCTCTGTATCGGGTGTAGTAGCAACGGCGGGTCTTGGTGACGAAGTAGTTGTAGCTAAAGCGGTTGTTACTCCGACTGGGATAGCCGCTACTGGGGCTGTAGGTAGTGAAACAGTTGTAGCTCAGGCTGTTGTTACTCCGACTGGGGTAGCGGCTACTGGCTCTATCGGGAGCGCCACCACTAGAACAACTAATGTTTTTACAGTAACTGGGGTTTCTGCTACTACTTCATTAGGTAATGAGATAGTCACTGCCGGAGCGGATGTTCTTCCTACGGGAGTAAATGGAACAGCGGCCCTCGGGGACGAGTCGCTAGTTACTAATAATACTTTAATAGTATCGGGAGTAACGGCTACCGGGTCTATAGGAAGTGAGACTGTTATAGCTAAGGCTGTTGTTACCCCGTCTGGGGTAGCCGCTACCGCTTCATTAGGTAACGAATCGCTAGTTACAGATCAGGTGTTATCTGTGTCAGGAGTAACGGCTACCGGGGTTATAACACCAAGCATCGTTTGGGGAATAACTCCACTCGACGCAGATTTACCCGCAGTAACTTATACTGAATCCGGGGTAGGTTCAGATTTACCGTCAACAACGTGGGTAGGTTCAGATTTACCGTCAACAACGTGGGTCGATATAGCGGCTTAAATAAGAGGAATTAATAATGGCATCAACATATTCAGCCGGAATAGGGCAACTCCAACTAATGACAGATGGAGAACAATCGGGAGTTTGGGGGCAGATTACCAATGCCAACCTCCAGACTATTGAAGAAATGACTTCCGGGCTCGTTACTCATAATGTGGTGGGCTCGGCGACTACTACACTGACGACAGTTAATGTCGGATCTAGCTTTTCTTCTAAGGAAGCTCGAGCAGCGGTGGTCAAATTTACAGGCACTAAGACTGGCAGCCACGACGTACTGATCCCGGCTAAAGAAGGCTGGTGGATCTTTTGGGACGCTTCTTCCGGAGCTTACGACCTAACTGTTAAGGTTTCTGGGGGTTCTGGTGTAGTTGTACCTAGGGGCGAGAAGTGTATTGTGTTTTCTGACGGTACTACTGGCGCTCCTCAGTTAATGACGGTGAATAACAGCCACTGGTCAGGCGAAGACTTGTCGGTTGCTAACGGCGGCACAGGATCATCCTCAGCGGCCGGGGCTCTAACTAATTTAGGACTAACGGCTACAGCAGCTGAACTGAACTACACCGATGGCGTTACCTCGGCTATTCAAACGCAGATAGACACCAAGCTACCTTTAGCTGGTGGCACGATGACAGGTACTATCGCTAGTTTCACATCTACTGGTATTGATGATAATGCTACGAGTGAACACCTTCAAGTCAGTGATACAGGCATTGATGTCACTGGGAGTGTGACGGCTGATGGGTTGACGGTTGACTCTGGCACAACAACTCAGGTCAAACGCTCCAATGATGGAGCAATCCTAAGATTGTCTAGACATGGTATTTGTGATTGGGATTTGGCTATCGGTAGCACTCCTACCTTAACCT